TTGCTGGTAACCGTGCCGGGAAGACTGCTACGGCTGCGTACCACTACGTTGCGAGGCTCTTGGGCCAGCATCATGTGGCAGACAAGAACAGGCTGATGAAGAAAGTCCGGTGCATGAGTTCCACACTACCGGAAAACGACGATGCTGATGTTCAGGACAATGCACAGTACACGGAGTTGAAACGGCTCATTCCTCCCGGCCTGATAGTCAAGGACATAACCGCCAGGAGCGCGAACCTTGTTGTCAAGCGTCCTGTTGGGTTGAGTTCAGACCGCACCGTGTTCGAGTTCCGGTCAAGCAAGCAGGAACTTCAGGACTTGGGCAAGATCAATGTGTCCTCCCTGTGGCATGACGAGGAAACCCCGAAGGACAAGCGGGAAGAATGTAAGATGCGCTTACTGTCCGAAGGCGGGGATGAGGTCTTCACGCTGACGGCTACGAATCCTTATTCCTACACCTTCGATGAGGTTTGGAAACAGGCGGCGTACATCTTCCGAACCAAGACCATTGCTAATTACTTTGGTCTAAAGCAGGTGGAGAAGACCAAGACAGGCAGGGACATTGCCTGTATCGTCATGGCAACGGATGACAATCCGGTTCTCAGTCCTGAAGATATTGAACGGATATTTGAGGATGTGACAGACCCGGATGTGCTGGCCCTTAGAAGGTATGCAGTCTTCAGGCAGGTGTCGGGCCGGGTACACAAAACCTATAACCCGCAGATTTGCTACATCCCGTTTGCCAAGCACTTCCCTAACGGGATTCCTTACGAGTGGGTTCACGCACGGGCGATTGACTACCATGAGTCGAGGATTCCTTGGAGCATTGGTTGGGTGTCTGCCAACAAGTTTGACGAGTGGTTTTTGTGGCAGGAGTTTCACCCGGCGATAGACGGGCCTAATGCGTACAACACATACGATATTGCAAAGGCGGTGGCAAGGAAATCTGAGGACTACTACTACACCGTAAACCTCATTGACCCGCTGGCTAACAAGAAACAGCCGAATACGCTGTTCAGTACCACGGAAGACCTCAACAGGCACTTTGACCAGTTAAGAAGCGAAGGCGTAGGAACTCCCTGTTATTGGGAAGGATGGGACACCAAAGGCACTAAGGGCCGTGACGAAATAGCTAAACGGTTTAAGAACGCGGTGCGGTGCGGCAAGCCCTTCAATAACGCATATAAAGAGAAGGGGGCGACAAAGTATCTCCCGACCCTCTGGATATGCGACACATGCCCGAAGTTCCACAAGTCCATCATGGATTGGAGTTACGGCGAGTGGGTGACGGAATCATCCAAGTCGATTAACGACCAGAAATCCACCCCGCAACAGAAGCACTCGCACGATAACATGGTTTTGGAAGCATTGGGGAAGGATGGAAGGATGTTACACGCTTCTCATTTTATGATCCACAGACCGCCCACGCAAACACATAAGAAAGTGAGTGTGACAGGAAGATAATGCCAGTAAACCTCTTTTGCCCAGGACAGTCAAGCGTAACGCCGAAATACCGGGATGGCCACTTCAGGACTTTCAGGGGATATCCAGAACTCAGTAACCGGGAACGTGGATTGCTCTATAAATGGGTGAAGTCCGAACCGGAAAGAGTTGAGGAATACTTTGAGGATACTCTTGGGCTGGATTCCGAATACTCAGAGTTCCTGATTCGTGAACTGGAACGGGGCTACTTATGAGTGAAGACAAACAGGAAACACTCAGGGACATCATGCGGTTTGTGAAAACCTGTATGGAAGCAAAGAAGGTAGGGAACATCCAGGTCAACTTCTTCAAGGGCGGGATTACTTCAATCAATCTCAATGAGACAGTCAAACCGGGTAAAGAATGAACTCATTATTTGAACCAGACAAAACGGAAACCAAAGAAGAAGACAAACTCCCCAAGTGGCAGGAAGACCTGTGCGCCCATGTGATATCGGAGTGGGACAAGGGCAAACAGTACTGTTCCGACTTGGATGATTTGTACGATGACATCTACGCCATGATTCGGGGGGAACGCCCTGAGAAGAACTATGATTGGCAGAGCAATGTTGTCATCAACAAGGTCTTTCAGATTGTCTGGACGGCTATACCGTACATCTCTCAGAAGGTGTTTGGGGCAGAGCCTATAATCGGGCTGAAGTCTCAGGACAAGAAAGGTGCATGGCAGAGAGAGCAGATTCTTGAGTTCTGGAACACCATGCAAGCGTTACCTGACAAGCAGTTTGTCCCGTTCTTCCTTGTGTGCATCCAGTGGTGGCTAAGGGCGTTGCTCAACGGAGTTGGCATCTTAAAGAAGGGCTGGCACCAGAAGTTGCAGAGCAAGAGCGTAAAACTCCATGTCCCCATGTCAATGGATGAAAGCGGAGAGGCGCAGACTGAGGAAGTTGAACAAAGGGTAACTGTTCCTCTTGAGGATTGGCCCCACAACAGGGTCGTGTCCAACAAGGATATCGTCTTTGATTGGCTGCTTCAGCCTGGACAGAGCATCAGGGCCGGAAGGTTCATAACCGAGAGAAGCGTTGTTGACCTCGATTCGCTGTTCTCGAACAGCAAATACTTCAACCTTGAACATATAACACGGGATTCCCGAAGCACCACCGAAGAAGAAGATCACTCAGAAGCCCGGTCTAAAGACGGCCAGGATAGCCGCCCCACATCCGATATCTACACCGAAGTGGAAGTGTACGAGCGCATGGGGCTGATTCCCGTTTACAAAGAGAAACAGGATGGCAAATGGATTCCCTGCCTTAAACCGGACGAGGAAGATGCAAAATTCTCCGTCAAGGAAATGATAATCACCGTTGCCAAGGTGGGGAATGTAACCACCTTAATCGGCATTGAGCCGAACAAGGCGGGGTTCAAGAATTACATAGATATCCACATCTATCTTGATGAAGAACGCTGGCAGTCGATGGGTATGGTCGAGCCGATTAAGGATTTGCAGACCGCCCTGAACGACAACATCAATGCCGTGTTCGATGAAATCTGGCAGAACCTCATGCCCCCGGTGATAGTCAACAAGTTCGCCCTGTGGGATTGGGACACCATGCAGTATGCCCCGCAGCAGAGATGGCTTGTGGGCGGCCCTCCCGATCAGTCCATCATGTTCAAGGAGCCTTCCCGCGTGACGGGTGACGCTTGGCAGAGACACGCCCTATTCGACAATGAGATACAGATTACCTCCGCTGTCAACGCCCCTGTGCAGGGAATGGGTAAAGAGAAGGCGGCTACCACAAACGTGCTCAATGCTCAAATGAGTGTCGGCAAACTCGACTTTATTGTGAAGATGATTGAAATCACAGGGCTGATACCAAACGCTCAGATGGACATTCTGTTTGCCAAGAAGTTCGCCCATCCGAAAACCCTTGAGGCAATCGTTGGTGAGAAATTCCTGTTCGGCGGTCAGGAAGAAATCTACAGGTATGTTCCCGCAGCGTCCTCTGTGAAACTCGACCAGCAGAAGGAAGTGGAGATTCAGCAGGACATACAGTTGCTTCAGACCATAGCACCGATACAGAATCCCAACACGCCTAAGATTATGAACATCCTCTTAGGCAACATCATGCGTAACCGCAATATGCCACAGGAAGCGAAGTTGCTTGACGAGGACTATTTCGAGCCGTCCAGTGATGCCGGGAATATCCAGATGCTCAAGAGGATAATGGGCAAGGGCAACATGGCTTCCAACGAGAAGGGATTGCCAATGTCTAACGAGGAAAAGGGCGTGAGACAACTAACATTTGATAGGGGGCAGAATGTCGGATAAGCCAGTAACTCCCGATACGGGAATGGCGTTAGCGTGGATGTTGTTGTACGGGGATAAGATGGAGCAGCCCATTAACCCGAATAAGCCGGAAAATCTCCCAAGGCTTAAAGCATTAGAGAAGCAACGGCGTGAACAGTTATCCCGATTCGTAGAAGGAGTCGGCAAGCCCATAATTGATGTGTGGAAGAAGCAGGTACGGGAACAGAACTTGGCGTTGCTGGCAACCCCATACGACAAGATGTGCAGTTGCCCCGCGTGTCTGATTCTTCGACAGATAAAGCCCAAGTTGGAAATGGTCACAGAGTTGGAAATGATTTTGTCGGAAGGCAAATCAGAATAACACCCCGAAAAGGAGAAACGTAAAATGCCAGACCCCCAGGATACCAATTTAGACCCGGCCCTGAATGATCCGAATCCGCAGGACAACCTCTCTGCCGATCCACCGGATGATTCCGATAAACCGCAGAAGCCCTTTTCACCTGAACAGGAACAGTACATTGGCTCATGGTTGGGCCGCATGGTGAAGAAACAGGTAGAGGAGAAAATCCTGCCTGAGATTCAGAAGGTGTCACAGACACAGACCTATCAGCCGCAGAATCAGGGCGAAGATGTAGTCAAGAAGTTCAACGAGGAAATAACCACGTTGTTCTTTGAGAACCCGATGGAAGCAATCAACCGCATCATGGCTGTGAGAGAAAATGCGGGAAGGCAGATGTCTCAGACCAAGAACCTTCAGCTTCAGAAGTCGCTTACTTCCTATTCGGACAAAGCACTCTACAAAGAAGTCTATGCCGACATGAAGCAGATAGCGGAGAAGGCTGTCAGCGAAGGCGTACCGCCCGAACACGCAGCCGAGTACGCATACTTCAGGTCGAAGGCAAATTACCTCGAAGGAAGCCGCAATACAGATGATGACGGCGGCTTTGGAAATATGAACGGTGGAATGAGAAAACCAAAAACGAAAAAGGCCGAGCTACCTCCGCAGTTAAAAGCGGCTGCACAGAGGGATATAGCAGATGGCTTGTATAAGGATGAGGCTGAGTACATCAAAGCCCTCCATCCGAAGGTAAGAGAACAGTACGGGATTTAGGAGAACCTTTGCATGGCAAAGACAAATCGCCCTACGGGTAACGAGGACACAACATTTACACGATGCCGCCGTTGCGGATTCCCCTGCGATACAAGCAGGGACAAAACAGGCGACGGTTCAGGCTTAACCTATGTGTCTGTGTCGCATACAGCGACATACTGCCCGGATGATCCTACTGTTGTGGCGGGATGCCCCCAATGCGGTTCAAAAAATTTTATGAACTGGCAACGCTGAACATCCCATTAACTATTAACAGTAAAGATCAAAGGAGATTGCACCATGAGATTTTTTTATGACATGGCAGGTGCAGAGCCGATAATTAAA